CAGATGAACGTGTCGATCGTTGATGAGTTAGCTGACCTCAAGATGTATGTGGTCAACAAGCTTGTGATGGAGGTTGAGAACGCTAAAGATGCCAAGACAAGGGTGGCGGCACTGTCAAAACTAGGTGAAATTGATGGTGTTGATGCGTTTAAGAAACGCAGCGAGGTTACGCACAAGCACATGACCGCTGAAGAGGTGGAGAATGAGCTACTTGAGACCCTCACCAGCCTAGAAACCAAGGTAATTGATGTAGAAGCTCGAGAAATCGTGAAGCATGAGTCCGAAACTGACGCCTGAACAGCTATTTACCCTGCGCCAGGCACTCCCCACGATGCCTGACAAGCAGAAAAGGCGTACTTTGGAGCTTTTGAAGAAGTACGACGCCCAAATTACCCAAGATTTGAGCAAAGAGAGCTTCCTTGACTTCGTAAAACACGTTTATCCGGGCTATAAAGTAGGTCCGCACCACTTAAAACTGGCCCAAATTTTTGAAGATATTGCTAATGGCAAGAAAAAACGTGTCATTGTTAATATTGCCCCCCGACATGGCAAATCAGAGCTAATTTCCTATCTTGCACCTGCCTGGTTCTTGGGCAAACACCCCCAAAAGAAGGTAATTATGGCCTCCCACACCGCAGATTTAGCGGTGAATTTTGGCCGCAGGGTGCGAAATTTGGTGGGTATGGATACCTATAAGGACGTATTTCCGCAGGTAGAACTGCAAGCTGACAGTAAGTCTGCATCAAGGTGGGGGACGAATTTCAATGGTGAATACTTTGCAATCGGTGTGGGTGGCGCTCTTGCTGGGCGCGGTGCTGACCTATTCATTATTGATGATCCTCATTCTGAACAAGAAGCTAAAACTGGGAGACCCGATGTCTTTCTTCCTGCTTGGGAATGGTTTCAGTCTGGCCCTCTCCAGCGGCTTATGCCGGGGGGTGCAATTATCATTGTGATGACGCGGTGGTCAAAGCTTGATTTGACTGGGCAAATAGTCTCGCAGATGAACAAGGAAGATGGTGTTGACCAGTGGGAGGTCGTGGACTTCCCAGCAATTAAGGATGACGGCGAAGCGCTGTGGCCCGAGTTTTGGCCGGTTGAGGAGTTGCTGGCTAAGAAGGCGGGGATGGACGTTCGGTATTGGAATGCTCAGTACATGCAGAACCCTGTCTCCGAGGAGGGGGCACTCATCAAGCGGGAGTGGTGGAGGACGTGGGAGGATGAGGTTCCTCCCCAGTGCGAGTTCACCATCATGAGCCTGGACGCTGCGCAGGAGGCCAATAACAGGTCTGACTACAACGCACTTACGACGTGGGGTGTGTTCTTCAATGAGCAGACAAACAATTACGCGATCATTCTCTTAAATGCAATTAAGAAACGTCTTGAGTACCCCGACCTCAAAGCGCTGGTGCTGGAGGAGTACAAGCAGTGGGAGCCAGACGCGTTCATGGTCGAGAAGAAGTCCAGTGGCTCTGTGCTTTACCAAGAGATGCGTAGGATGGGCATACCTGTTGGCGAATTTACTCCAGGCAAAGGACAGGATAAGATTGCCCGTGTGAATGCTGTGTCGAGCTTGTTCCAAGGTGGTGTGGTATACGCGCCCGATCGCAGATGGGCTAAGGATGTTATTGAGGAGTGCAATGACTTCCCCAGTGGCGTCAATGACGACTTGGTAGATTCAACAACGCTAGCACTGCTGAGATTTAGGCAGGGTGGGTTCATCCGTCTTGACACTGATGAGCCAGAAGACGATTTCATGTACAAGTTCCGCAGAAAAGCGGCTTACTATTGAGGACCAACATGGCTACACAGAAGTTCATGGGTAGGGGACAGTTGATCGACCGGCTTGCGGCGCAAGTGGGGAGTCGTGATTCGGCTGTCAAGATACTTCAAGAACGTGGGCACTTGAAGGCAGATGGTGAGACGCTTACAGCAGAGGGGCAAAAGCGCAACATGATGACTGCTGAAGAGAGAGCCAAAGACCGGGCGGTCAAACGTACTGGCCACTCAGCAAAAGATTTTAAATACACTGCCCAGACAAATCGGGCAACTCTAAAGGGTAGATGATGGCAACAAACAATATGGGCAAGGGTCTTTACACTGCTCCTCAAGGGCTTGAGCAATTGGGTGTTGAGGAAGAGCCGATCGAGATTCAAATCGAGGACCCAGAGGCGGTCAATATTTCTGGCCCTGGCTTTGAAATCGAGATGGAAAAAGAAGATATAGATGAGGATGAGTTCAGCAAGAATCTGGCTGAAGATATGGACGAAGGAGAACTCTCCTTCCTTGCCAATACGCTAATGCAAGACTATGAGACGGATATCTCGAGTCGCAAGGATTGGATACAGACTTATGTGGATGGTCTGGAGTTACTGGGCATGAAGCTAGAAGAGCGTATGGAGCCTTGGCCCGGCGCTTGTGGCGTATACCACCCACTGCTCACTGAAGCGGTTGTGAAGTTCCAGGCTGAGACCATGATGGAGACCTTCCCTGCGGCGGGGCCGGTCAAGACGAAGATCATTGGCAAAGAGACCCCAGCTACTAAGAAAGCTGCTGAGCGGGTCCAAGATGACATGAACCATCAGTTGACAGACGTGATGTATGAATACCGCCCCGAGCATGAGCGCATGTTGTGGGGCTTGGGGTTAGCTGGCAATGCGTTTAAAAATGTGTATTTTGATCCGGCGCTGGGGCGTCAGGTGTCGATGTACGTGCCTGCTGAAGATGTGGTCGTCCCCTATGGAGCTTCTAGCTTAGAGGCAGCAGAGCGGGTCACGCATGTGATGCGCAAGACAGAAAACGAGATCAAACGCCTACAGCATGAAGGTTTTTACCGAGACGTTGACTTGGGTGAGCCCAACAATGTGATGGACGAGGTGGAGAAGAAGATTGCTGAGAAGCTTGGCTTTCGGGCTTCTCAAGATGATCGCTTCAAGCTCTTGGAGATGCAGGTTGAGTTAGACCTGGACGGCTACGAGCATACGGATGACGATGATGAAGAGACGGGCATTGCGCTGCCGTACATCATCACGATCGAGAAGAGTTCAAGTACTGTGTTGTCGATACGTAGGAATTGGAGGCCGGAGGATGAAGATTGTCACAAGCGGACCCACTTTGTCCACTACCCGTACATACCGGGTTTCGGTTTTTACGCTTTTGGCCTTATCCACCTTATCGGTGCTTTTGCTAAGTCTGGTACTTCTATTCTGCGCCAGCTTGTTGATGCAGGCACACTCTCTAATCTACCCGGTGGATTCAAGACCCGTGGTCTCCGTACCAAGGGAGACGACACACCTATCTCCCCAGGAGAATTCCGAGACGTGGACGTACCTAGTGGGACGATGCGGGACAACATCATGCCGCTGCCTTATAAGGAGCCAAGTCAGGTCCTAGCAGCGTTGCTTGCTACGATCATTGAGGAAGGCCGCAAGTTTGCTGGTGCTGTGGAGTTGCAGACCTCAGACATGAGCGCGCAAGCACCCGTGGGCACGACCCTGGCTATTCTTGAGCGTCAGTTGAAGACAATGAGTGCCATACAGGCGCGCATCCACTACTCGATGAAGCAAGAGTTCAAGCTCCTGAAAGAGATCATCCGCGACTACACCCCCGAGGAATACAACTACGACCCAGTCGAAGGCAGCAGGAAAGCCAAACAGTCTGATTACGACTTGGTGGACGTGATTCCCGTGAGTGACCCCAATGCAGCTACGATGGCTCAAAAGGTTGTCCAGTATCAAGCAGCATTGCAGTTGGCGCAAACCGCGCCACAACTGTATGACTTACCTCAGTTGCATCGCCAGATGCTGGACGTGCTGGGCATCAAGAACTACCAAAAGCTAGTCCCCATCCCAGAGGATATGAAACCCCGCGACCCTGTGACGGAGAACATGAACGTGCTGGCGGGCAAGCCCGTCAAAGCGTTTATCTATCAGGATCACCGGGCACACATCTCCGTCCACATGGCTGGTATGCAAGACCCCCACGTCCAAGAGTTGGTGGGCCAGAACCCACAAGCAGCACAGATGCTGCAAGCAGCTATGTCGGCTCACATTGGCGAGCATTTGGGTATGGAGTACCGCAAGGAGATTGAGAAGCGGATGGGCTTCCCCTTGCCTCCCTACAACGAGGACAAAGACGAGAAAGAGATGTCTCCGGATGTGGAGGTTCAGGTGTCTCAGTTGGCGGCTCAAGCAGCTCAACAGTTGCTTCAAGAGCACCAGCAGGAATCCCAGCAGAAGAAGGCCCAGCAGCAAGCTCAAGACCCGCTTATCCAGTTGCAGCAGAAAGAGTTGGAGATTAAGCAGCAAGACTTGCAGCGCAAGACTCAAAAAGACATGCAGGATATGCAGGCCAAGATGGCTCAGATTCAGGTTGAACTCAAGCGTATTGAGGTTACCCAGGAGACTGAAGGAGCCAAGATCATGATGAAGAACATGTACGACTCAGAGAAAACTAAGGCTTTGCAGGAAACCGAAGGGGCTCGGGCAGGTCTAGAAATGATGAAGCATCAACAGCAGCTAGCTCACCAGAAAGAGACGGCTGAATCAAATCGGCAACAACAGGCCCAGAAGCCTACTAAGAAAGGAGATTGATGTACGAGATTTTAAAATTTGGTGGGATCGTCACCGAAAAAATTGACGAGAAAGTTCGACAACTTGAGGAGTCCTTGGCATCAAAAACTGCTAAGAACTACGAAGAGTATTGCGAACAATGTGGGGTTGTAACAGGTCTACTCACAGCGCGTCGATTCATCACAGACCTGACAAAAAACTTGGAGAACTCAGATGAGTGAAACCCTCGATCTTGGAAGGGCAGTCGATCTATCGGCTATTCTGAACAAGAACAGTGAAGAAAAGGCAACACAATTGCCAAAGCCGTCAGGCTACAAAATCTTGTGCGCTATTCCTGACCAGGATAAAGAGTATGAGAGTGGACTGATTAAAGCGGATGAGACTCTCCGCACTGATGAGCTACTCACTACGGTTTTATTCGTAGTTGAGCTTGGCCCAGACTGCTACCTTGACAAGACAAAATTCCCTTCTGGCCCTTGGTGCAAGAAAGGTGATTTCATTTTGACTCGGCCACACGTAGGTACGCGACTGATTATTCATGACCGCGAATTCCGTGTAATCAATGATGATTCCGTTGAAGGTGTCGTTGAAGACCCTCGCGGCATTCGTCGTAACCGATAAGGAGCAGCAATGGCTACGCAATACGAAGAATACAAGTTTCCTCATGAGCAAGAGGAAACTAAAGACGAGCTTGACATCACCATTGAGGGTGATGACGAGCCTGATGTAAAAGTCAAGGTTGTTGACGATACGCCTGAAGAAGACAGGAATAAAGACCCCCTGCCTGCTGACATCAAGTCTGAGCTAGAGCGGCTTGATGAGTCTCAAGAGTACACCGCTGGTGTAACACAGAAGTTCAAACAGTACAAGAAGGCTTGGCATGATGAGCGCCGGGAGAAGGAAGCCGCCCTACGGGAACAGCAAGAAGCTCTGAAAATGACTCAGCGGATTCTTGATGAAAACAACAAGCTAAAAGGCATGTTGCAGTATGGCGAAAAAGAGCTTATCTCAACGTACCAAACTTCTGCGGAAATGGAGCTTGACAAAGCGGAGCGGAACTACAAGGAGGCGTATGACTCTGGGGACTCTAGCCAGCTTTTAGCGGCCCAAAAAGAGCTAGTTCGGGCAGAAATGAAGCTTGACAAAGCAAAAAATTTCAGACCCACTGTACAAATCCCTGAAAATGATGTACAAACTACTTCATCTAGGCAAGAAGCTGAGCCTCAGATGGACCCGAAGGTCGCAAGCTGGGTGTCCAAAAACCCCTGGTTTGTAGACCGCGACAAGCGTGCCATGCGCAAGTTTGCCGAAGGAGTCCACGAGGACCTAGCAGAACGCTACGGAAAAAGTTATGTTGGTACTGATGAGTATTTCACTAGTATCGACAAAGAGGTTAAGAAGCGGTTCCCAGAAGAATTTGCTTCATCTTCTAACAACGATGAGGTAAAACCTCAACGTACAAGACCGAGCACGGTGGTTGCCCCCGCCAAGCGCAGTACCGCTTCCAAACAGGTGGTGCTAACGAAGACTGAGGTCGGGTTGGCGAAAAAATTGGGGTTAACCAATGAGCAATATGCTCGTGAAAAAATGAAATTGGAGGCCTAACATGGCTGAGAGCAGATTACAACGCGAGATGACTAGTCGTTCAACGCAAGAGCGTCCCCAGCAGTGGAAGCCTGCGGAATTACTGCCGGAACCTGATAAGGCTCCGGGCTACGCGTACAGATGGATTCGGATTTCTTTCAACGGTCGCCGGGACCCTAAAAACTTTTCCGCAAAAATGCGTGAGGGTTGGGAGCCAGTAACCATTGAAGAACAACCGAAGTTTCAACTGCTAGCCGATCCTGATAGTCGCTTTGCGAACAATATCGAGATCGACGGGTTGTTGCTTTGCAAGACCCCTGTTGAGTTTGTTGCGCAACGGAATGCTTATTTCCAGAACCAAAACAGAGCTCAAGCAGAGGCCGTAGACAACAATTTAATGCGTCAAAGCGATGCGCGGATGCCTATCTTCAAAGAGGGTAAATCTTCGACTAGTTTTGGCAAAGGCACTTAATCTTTTGGAGCTTTAAAATGGCTTATCCTACAGTCTCGGCCCCTTACGGTCTAAAGCCTGTAAACCTAATTGGTGGACAGGTATTCGCGGGCGCGACCCGCTTGATGGAGATTGCGAGTGGCTATGCCACTAACATTTTCTACGGTGACTTGGTAAAACGCATTTCTGATGGCACGATCCAAAAGGACACAGGCACCACAACTGCCACTCCTTGTGGTGTGTTCTTGGGTGTTCAGTTTACCAATGGTTCAACTGGTCAAGTCCAGCAACAACAGTACTATCCAGCAAGTCAGTCTATCAAGTCTGGCACGCAGATTTTTGCAGTTGTCGCAGATGATCCTGATACGTTGTTCCAAGTAGCTGTTGTGTCTGGTACTACTGTTATTACTGGCGTTGGTATCACCGCCATCGGCAATAACGGTACGTTAGTGCAGAATGCTGGTTCGACTACTACGGGTAACTCCAAAGTGGCCCTATTGGACTCTACTGCAACAACCGCCACGTTGCCTATTCGCATTATTGATGTAGTTCGGGACACCGCAACTGCTGCCGATAACTTCCCTGAAGTTATTATCAAAATCAATGCGACTATGCATCAGTACAACAACGCCACTGGCGTATAAGGAGCATAAACCATGGCTATTTCACGCGCACAACTACTGAAAGAGTTGCTCCCTGGCCTGAACGCTTTGTTTGGTGTCGAGTACGCAACATACGGCGAACAACACAAGGAAATCTACGAGACTGAGACTTCCGAGCGTTCGTTTGAAGAAG